TCATGCTCAATTCCCAACCCTCCCCTTAATACTTTCCACGGTCATAACTTCCACCGCCTGAAATAACTGCCCTTGCGCCTTGTGCCTTTCAATCCGTTCCGTTGCCGCTTCAAAGTATTCCTTGTCAATCTCGTAGGCTGTGAGGTCATATCCGTAATCATGACAGGCTATCGCTATTGAACCGCTTCCGAGGTGCGTATCAAGGATGGTCTGCCCCGGCTTGGCATAGTTCGTCAGGAGCCATTTGTAGAGGGCAACGGGCTTCTGGGTTGGATGGATACGGATTTCTTTGTGCTTCATATTCTGTTGACGCATTCCATGCCATAAATATCTTACTTTTCTTGTGGCTGTTTTAAAAGATGTCCACGCAAGTTCACAATCAGCATGGAGGCTACCCCCATTATCTTTATCCCACACTACAAAACAGGATGTATTTTGAAGATATTCTATAAAATAGTTTCCCCCAAATACAATTTGATTATTAGATACACGGAGGAGTTCTAAAAAGTATTCAGGCGGTGGGGTTTCTTTGTCCCAAGCCTTTTCCGTATAGTTTTTTGCTTCTGTTTTGCTGCTCTTCGTCATAAAATGAGCGCCATCCATTCCTACCCCATAAGGCGGGTCAACTATCGCCAAATCAAAAGCATTGTCGGGCATCTCTTTCATGGCCGGGAGGCAATCACCTTGAATTAATTTCATGCTCAATTCCCAACCCTCCCCTTAATACTTTCCACGGTCATAACTTCCCCAGCTTCAACCATCTCTGTATTTCTCTCTATGTGTATCACAAACTCGCAAGATTGTCTTGCCTGGATCATCCCACCCAAACCTTGAGAACCCATCCGCATACTCCTCCTATACATAAGAGTATCGCTATGTCTATAACCTTAATGATTCTCGCTTCTGTCCTTGCTTTCATTTCCAGCCTCCATATTCAATTTCCCATGTTGGATGATATATCCCCGATTTTGTGTCTCCATCCAGTTTGATTCTGAGGTGCGCTCCACGGGATCCGGTGATAATTCCTGGTTTCCCTTTGTAAAGCACCATTGCCCCACGCTTGGCGGGTACGTCATAAGTCTTTCTAATATACTCCATGCTCATTTCTTACCTCCAAATTGTTACCAGTTGTGGTTAAGTGGTGACATCCAGTAGTGCCGGTTTTGGGTCGCCTTCTTTTTGGTTGGTGCGCCCACATGTGCGGCATGTAGCCTTGTCTCCATCCCAATCAACAAAACCTCTGCACAAATTAGGACACACCCAAAACTTAAAACCGCCGTTTTCGTCAACCTCTTCAAAAAAAGCCTTCATCTCTTCGTCCATCGCATCACCTCCCGTAGTGCTGGTTATTCATGCTTTTCGACAACCCATAGGTTCCAGTCTCGTTCCGGGTAGAAAGATTCTAACTCATTCCTTACAGCCCTGGCGGTTTCTTTGTGTTTATAGGGGCCCCGAACAGTGTTGTTGTTATTGTCATCGACTATATACCAATTATTCATCTCACACCTCCTGTAGTAGTGGTAGAAATGGCCTCCCCTTTGCATGGCAATTTGCGCTTTGGTAAGGATCTCTGGCTTACGGGCGCCACCCCGCTATTTTCTACCATTACTTATTTCTCATCCATAAGTCGGGTTACTAAATCCCTAATTTTCATCATATTCACCCACCATTTTGGCTCGGTGGGGTACGAGGGTGTTTTTTGGTCTACTTGATCTATTTCGTTGAGAAAGTGGTCTAACATTTGCTTGTATGCCAGTTTTGCATCGTCACCTTCTTTCTGGTATCTATCCATCCCATCACCTCCTGTGGTGCTTAATTTTCCCAACAATTCTCGCAAGAGATTTTTCCGTTCTTCTTTTTCCAATCAGCAAACTTCATGTGATCCTTAATGCCTCCCTTAGTTTTGCAACAAAGTATTCCACCTTCACCGTTTTGCAAATATTCCCCACAATAATCACATTTAGCAACAAAAAAATCTTGTTTTTTGATACCCATCCCGTCACCTCCAGTAGTGCTGGTTATGCTTTATTTTTGGGTAAAACGCTTAACCCTCGTCGCCTTTCTCGGCGGTCCTCTTTAGCCCATCTTTTTATTATTTCTCTTTCGCAATAACTGTTGAATTGATGCGCAAGCATATCCACCTCGTTGACAAATTCCTCTGCACAGATTTCACAAATCCACGGATCTATCTTCATACATCACCTCCAGTAGTGCTGGTTATTTTTATTTCTCCAACAATATTCCGCGCCTCCAACCGCTAACTGTTAACCGTCAACCGATTCTCCGATTTCGATAACAAACTCCTTCGCCCTGGCGTACTGGTTCATAAATCCGTCCTTCGCGGCCATGAGTACGCTAATCAGTTCGGGGAGTTTCCGCTGATCACCGCCCACGAGATTGATCCACGTGGCGGCATCCGACTGGAAAAAATGCGCGATCCCCGCATCGAGGACGGTGGCCCTGGATGCCAACTCTATCTCAAATTGATCGCGCGGGATATATAACCCCTCCTCGACTTTCTGCTTGTGCTTCGCCCGGGCGATTTCCACTTCCAGTTTCTCAACTTCAAGCCCCGTCTTTCTCCGCTGCAGGTCATCCTGTTCACCCTGGAGCCGTTTGCCGGTGTCTTTGCGCTTCAAAAAAACGCTGGCATATTTCTTGACGTCTTTGAGATAGAACAGACCATCCTCACGCGACAGCAGCTTCGCCTTCCCGATCCGGTTATAGACCGTCGACTTCGACACCTTCCAGCCGTTATCCTGCAGCCACTTCGTCACCGCGAGACGGTTCGGGAAAGTCCGAATTTCCGGCATATACTGTTCTTCCAGTCTGCCGACATATTCTTCGAGAGCACCCTCAGCACTTTGCAGATCACGGAGTTTCGCGGTCGTCGATTCGGTCTGGTATGCCGTCAACGTCTTGATCGAGGCGTTGTAATATATCTTGAGCTGCAGGGCCTCTTCTTTTGAGGCCAGCTTCAGGAGCTTGTCTAATCGGGTTTTTTCCATTAGTTGATCTCCAGATCATAAATATCAGATTCAGGCACATCTACCATCGCGGTTTTATCCCAGTCAGTTTCAATCTCAAATCCCACACTCTTGTCATATTCCGCAGGGTCGAGTTCGTGATGCGAATATGGTATGTTCATTTTCTTCGCCAGCTTCAGTTCGTTTGAACAGCCCTTGCTTTTCCCGTCATGAATGAATACGCTGTGATCACTGTCCTTGAGCACGTCCAGGCTGCGATGCTCGAACGCACCGCGCAGAAATTTGAAGTTCAGGAAATGCAGCTTTAGGGGAATGGCCTTTTCCCGGCAAAGATCCCTCGCGACTTCACATACGCCGCCGGGCTCGGCATGGGTAACGATAGTGGTGGGATTGTGCTTCTCTATCTCTTCTAAAATAATAATTTTAACCCTCTCATCCGTCAGAGTCCGGCTGCCATGAATTGAAAGGTGAAATTTTTGAGGTTGTTCTCGCATAAATATCCCGTGTTACTTGATTAGTTCTGCTTTTCCGCCGGTGAAATTCTCCCAGCGTTTTACGGTTACGTCGCAGGCCTTTTCTTTGTCCTTTTTAAATTCAATCTCGTCTATCCTGTACAACTCATATCCATTCATTTTACACCAAGCATCTTTCTTTTTGTCTCTCGCTACAGCCAATAGCAACGAATGCCAATATGAACCATCGGCCTCAATGAGAATCTTTAAGCCTTCAATCTTAAAATCAAAACTCCATTTTTTTACTTTGAACTGACATGAAAGGGGAATGCCCTTATTTTTTAGGTACTCTCCCACTCTTTCCTCATAATGTGATACTCGTCTATTTTTCAAATAACATCTATGCGAGCAATGGATTTGTTTTCTATCACCAAAATCAGCTACAGCTCTAAATCTTTTATTGCAGACAGGACAATAAGCTACTCTGGCTCTCTGCAAATGTGGATAGTGTCTACCCTTTTTATTACTTGGCGTCCCCTTCTGAGATAAAGCCTTACACTCCATAGAGCAATATTTTACGTCAAGCCGGTCAACTGGCCCAAACGTTTTACCGCATTGCTTGCACACGAGAAACGTTTGTGGCCGATAAATCTTTTTACATTCAATGGAACAAAGTTTTTTATTTCTTTTACCACTGAACTCTTTTCCGCACACAACGCATATTCTGGTTTCAACTCCATGACACTCCTTACATCTTGCAGTATATCCATTCTCCCGTGACGTTTTATAAAACTCAGAGAGTGGCTTTACCTTTCCGCATTTTGCACACTTCTTCATAGGGGATCGCCTCTTTATCGTTAGTAGATAAAAAGACTTTACCATCAATCCCAACGAATTGCAAGTACCTATTTATTATAACATCGCAGTACAAACAATCTATCTCCATGAGGTACGCTGTCCGTCCTGTCTGTTCGGCTGCTATGAGGGTGCTGCCTGAACCGCCGAAGAGGTCGGCAATAACATCATCTTCTTTGCTGAATTTTTCAATAAACCACCTCACAAGAAGGATTGGCTTTTGTGTTGGGTGTTTCCTGCCGTCGCTGTGGTCAAATTCCTGCTCAGTCCCTAAAATGCCGCTCCACGTTATGCGTGCAATTTGCCTGTGGTGTCTTGCCTTACTCCAACAAAGCTCAAACTCACTTGTTGACCATTCCATGTCTTCAATGCCCTTGCGCTTATCCCAAACAATCCAACTCCCTTTGTTTTTATCAATCAAGCGCTCCGCATAATAATCAGCACCCCACCAAAATTGTTCCTTGCAATACTTAAATAATTCCTGGAGAAAAGAGGGGTCAAAATCTTTATCGTCTGCAATGACTGGAGAATAATTATTGATCTTTGCTTGCCAGTTCCCTTTTTTATGTCTAAGTGTATCTGACATATTTGGGTTATATTTCATCCCATACGGCGGATCGACAAAGAGGACTGCCGCCTTCACCCCGTCCATCAGCCTTTCCACATCCTCCGCCTTTGTCGAATCGCCGCACATTACCCTGTGCTTCCCCAGCAACCAGATATCGCCCGGCTTCGTGATAGCCACCTTCGGGACTTCGGGGACTTCGTCCGGATCTGTCAGGCCCTCTTTAATATCAAACAGCTTCTCAATTTCCACGCCATCAAAGCCTGTCAACTCCAGGTCGAATCCCTCGAGGGACAGAAGCTTGAGTTCGTTGGCCAGATCTTCTGGGAGCCAGTCGGATTCATTCGACCGGTTGTCCATCAAGCGGAAGGCCCTGACCTGGGCGTCCGTCAGGTGGTCCATGCGCACAGTCGGTACGCTCTCCATCTTGAGCTTTTTCGCGGCCAGAAGGCGACCGTGCCCGGTGATGATCACGTTCTCTTTGTCCAGCAGAATCGGGACCTGAAATCCATACTCCTGGATCGACTGCGCTATCTTGTTAACCTGGTTCCGTGGATGTGCTTTCGCGTTGCCGGGATACGGCTTGATCGCCTCGATTTTCATGTTTTCTATTTTCATATTATAAAGTTCTCTCCTGTAATTTTCTCTGCCGGGTGCGCCAGGATATAATCTGTCACTTCCGGGACCTGGAACACCAGTTGATTGATGCGGCCACCGACGTACTTGCCGTGGCGCAGAATGGTAAACCGGGCCGGCTCGTTGATGATTACGACGCTGGGGTTGTTTTGTAACAGCTGATAGAGTTCCCTGACGGCGGGATGCAAAGATCCGGTCCCGGTAATCAGAACGCGGGCCTCTGGCTTTGCCGGTTCGGGCGCTGGGATGTGAGATGTTGCCGGAGCGGCTTGTTTGTCGTCGATGATCAGTGCCGGTGCGAGCCCTGCTTTTATCCAGCAATCCAAGTCTATCCCCAACTCGTAGGCCTCTCCGGGGTCTTTCCCCCGGGACACCGGCCAGCGGTCGTTTTGATCGAAGTGCTCGTCCCACCACCTGCAGGCAGCGGATCCGGCTTTGTCGAAGTCGAGCGCGTTGAGGATCTGCAGCGATCCTTTGAGGCTTTCGTAAACCACGGCGTCCGGTTTCCCATGGGATGTCCCGACGGCCACGGCGCCGGCGATCTGGTTATTCGCGACGACGGCGACGGCATCGAGTTCTGATTCGACGATGACGGCGGCCCGGCGCTGCGGCTCGAGGTGCATAATGTGAGCGGAGGATCCGGGGATGACGTAGTAGCGAGGCTCTCCCTCGGGCCGGCGAATCCGGACCCGGTGAACGGTGCCGTCGATGATCACGGGGATCACCAGGCCGCGAGGGATCCAGAGGACCCTGGGGCGGCCGTTGTCTTTTGTGATCACCGGCAAACCCCAGGCGGTGCGGGCGCGGTAAAGGTCTTTCCCTTTTTCGCCGGGGTTCCATCCGAGGCGGTACCGCTCTGCAGCGGCCCGGTCGATCCCGCGCGCGGCGAGCCAGGAGAGGACCTCGGCGTTCTTCAGGAGCTGCCCCTGGGCCCAGACTACCAACGCCTCCGCTTTTGTCTGCCACAGGTCGGTCGGAGACTGGTGCTCCGCCGGTGTGAATTCCACTGGTTCAATCCTGCGCTGTGCCGGGCCAAACTGCCGGGGCTGATCTGGCACATCGATGTTGAGATAATCGCAGGCCTCCTGGAAGGACATCCCCTCAAAGTCGCGCAGGAACTGAATCGTGTCGCCGGCCTTTCCACACCCCCGGCACCAGTAGCTGCCCTCGCCCTGGTTCTGCCCGGGCCAGACATGGAAGCGATCATTACCTCCGCAGCCAGGGCACGGACCCTGCCACTCGCCGCCGTTGGTCGATGAGACCTTCCGAAGCTTCACTTTTTTCTGGGCCAGATCAAGGATGTTCATGGTTACCACACCTTCACGTTTAGCCGATCGAAATGTTTCGTTTTCTGGCAATGAGTATCATTCGATTAAGACCCCTTAATTGACTAAGTAACCATTTGGTCATTTTAAGGGCCTCTCGGTCATCATCATCGTTGATTGTGATATCCAAGTCTAATATGGTTTGTTTGACCGCTTTGATATTCTTTTGAATCATTACGCGTAATGATTTTTCATCAACTTCATTATCGTTCAGTGTGATCCCAATAAATATAATGCGGCCCTCTGCCTTATTCATTGTGTACTTCTGGCCGAGTCGCTTTCCTACCCAGGCGGCGCCCGGTTGTTTTCTGCCCATGTTAGCGTGATACCAGGAACTAAAATTGTCATAGAATTGCCGAAATACTACCCGTGCGTCCGGATCCACAATACAGCGCTCCTGGATGAAGTCATTAAGTACGTCTTTCATCGTTACATTCTCCTTTCGGGGAGGCTTAGGGAGGCCTTTTTAAACCCTCCAGAAAAACTCTCAAACCCTCCCTTTTTTCTTCTTTTTTTTATATATTTAATATCATTATGTTTTTTAATATTATTAATAATAATAATACCCCTCCCAAGGGCCTTTATGGATAGTTAGATAGTTAAGCCCTATAACTATATGTATGTGCTTTTTAAAAAACGAAACACCAAGAAAAGGTTGGAGAACCGTCTAACCCTCCCTGAGCACAGATATTCCAGCCAAGTATCTACGGCTTTCCCTGAATGGTTCCTAACAGTTACCGACGCCGGCGCGCTGAGGGCAAACCCTCCCTTTTCCGGGGATGCTTGGCGACTGTTGGGGAGACAGGGAGCGTTATTCACAACTCTGTGCATTTTAATAACTCCATTTCGTTTGTTAAGTTTTACCACCATAAACCCTCTAACCCTCCCTAATCGGTGAGCGTGATCCCGATATAAATGACGCAACCTTCGGACTTTGACTTGTCGTATTTCTGGCTGAGCTGCTTGCCGAACCAGGTTCCGGATGGTTCCTTGGTACCGATGTTGTCGTGGTACCAGGAGACAAACCGGCCGTAGAGAACCGAGGCCTTGCCCTTCGCCCCCGGCTCCCGGAGGCAGCACTCGTCGATGAAGTCTGCCAGGAGATCCTCGTTGCGCCGGTATTTCTCGGTGGCGTCGGTGACTTTGCGCGGCGGTTTAAGGCCGTGTTTCTGCCAGAGCAGACAGCCCCGGACCAGCCAGGCGAGGATCCCGGGCGCCTCTTTCAGCAGCTGCTGATCAAGATCGAGTATCGCTCGGCGCTCCGTCGCGTCCTGGGGATCCCGGTTGACGAATGACAGGGTGAAGGGGATCAGATGGAGCCGCTCCCAGAAGGCCTTGTCGTTTGCCGGCGCCTGGGGTTGTGAGTTGGTCATCAGGAATAGTTTATGCGTTGGCTGAAACCGCGTCGAATATTTATCGTGAGGGTTCCGGCCATTTAATTCATCTTTACCGGTCAGCCATTTGACTTTCGAAGCGCTGAACTTCTGGCCCTCGTCGGTCTCAGAGGCGAAGGTCAAGCGCATTCCCTTGAGACTCATGACATCGGGCGATGGTCCGGATGAGGCCTTGACGTATTTCGAGGATAAAAGCATTTCAGAGGGAATAGACCCGGCGAGGGATCCCATGACGTAGCTGATGGTCTCAATGATCAGGCTCCGGCCGTTCCAGCCGCCCTTCCCGTAGAACACCGGGAAAACCTTCTCGTGGACCAGACCGGTCATGGCATACCCGAAAAGGCGCTGAATATATGCCACCATTTCCTCGTCGCCGCTGAATATCTCGAGTAGCGTTTTCTCCCAGAGGACCGCGGGTGCATCGATGCTTTTGAAATCAACCGGGCTGGCCATCGACAGATAGTCGCCGGGGCGGCCATCGATAAGCGTCCCGCGCACGAGATCGATGACACCGTTCGCGCAGGGAAAGAGCTTCGGCTTCTGATCGAACTCGTCGCCGGTGATGGCCAGGGGATCCGTGATCGTGTGTGCGAATTTCAAACAGGCGGTCCGGCGGCGATCGTCCCGGAGCTTGCTTGCCCGGTTGAGCAGGTCGTGTTGTGACTTTCTGAGCTTCTTCACCTTCGCCTGGCCTTCATCATCGCCATCAACCACAACCCCGGCAATCTCCCCGGCGAGCCGTTTATATTCTCCCAGATATTGCTGCACTACGAGCTCGACAGCGGCGAGCGATCGTCCCATAATATCACGCTGCCAGCGGTGGCCGGTCCACTCAAACCACTCCTGCATGTTTTTACAGTAGAGAAGTTTATCGCGGAACAGAGTCGCGTACATCGTGCCATCGCCCAGGGCGTTCGCAAAGATACAATCGCTAATAAATTTACTGTCAATCTTCGGTCCGGAATCAGGAGCCGTGGCCGGAGCCTGCGCGGTCTCCTCATCGATGCGCTCCTGGACTTGCCGTTTAATATCATCCACAGAAGTGGCCTTGCCGCCTGTCCCATCCGAATCACTCATAGACCAACCTCAATGTTGACGCTTTCCAAATTTCCAACCGAAACATGAATTTATGTGCAGGCAATTTCCGCGCTGGGGGAAACCGCATAGGAGACAAGGTCCCGAAAGGACCCAAAACGCAGGGAGGTCCATAGATACTTGTATTGAATCTATTGAAAAGAGATACAAGAGAGAGCAGACGGACAGCGGTGTTCTCTCTTTTAGATTCTGTTCGGCTATAAACTTCCCGTGTCATCATAAAAATTCATCCCTGTATCGCTTCATATGGTTGCTGTTGTCCCAGTAGTCACAGATGTATGCCGGGTTAATCCGGTATCCACGGCCGTCTTTCAGGCCGATAATGTCGCAGCGTGGTTCGGTTCTGGCGATCCCAGCGCCGATGCCTTGTACCTGGTAGTCCCGGACAAAGTGGTTGCAGTGAGAACAGTATGCCCAGGTCAGACCCTTTTTGTAGTGGACCTCATCCTTGATTTTCGGCCGCGCCACTCCCATTGTGTTCTCCTTTCACCGTGCCGAGGATCCCATAGCCAGCGATGTCACGGTACGGAGACTCGCTCAGGGCGTCCTTGTCTGTCGCGATTCTAAAGAGCTTGTCGACGACCCTGGCTACAGAAAGGAGGTCATCGTATTGCTCCGGGGTGATCCCGCCAGGATAGAGTATCCGCAAGACATCGCCCGCCTTGCCAAAGCTGTCTCCATAGGCCTTTTGTTTTAGAGCCACCATCGCCCCGATCGACGCGCCGTGCTCTTCGTATTCGCTTATGGGTTTGATGAGCGAGTTGATCTCATCCTTCAGATCAGAGATCTCGGTGACCTGTTCACCGACGATACCTCGCAGCCGATCGAGTTCGGCATAAAGCGGATTGTCGACGTTCGCTGTGGATTCTGGCATAAACATTCCTTTCATTATAACGGTCTGATATCTCTGAATAAAACAACGCACACAATCGCTCTGTGCTGGACTTTCACGCCCCGGGCCATACCTAAGCATGGATGGATTCACGCCCCGGGGCTTCCTGGACCCGGATATCGGATGGATTCACCGACCAGGGCGATGGAATCAGCCCCTTTTCTTTCGCGACCGAGATCCGTGCCAGGAGTTCGGCCCGATCCGGGTCCGGTGCCATTCGATAGAGATCATAGATCTCGCCCGCGATGTTCATGATTATATGGTATCGCATGCCATTTCCTTTTGGATCTGTCTTGTGTCATATCCCACAGTCCCGCGCCGAAGATGAGGCCGACCACAAACGCTATTACAAATACGATGATGAACATTATGCCACCCTCCGACTCTTTGTCCTTACGATTCGCCAGGCTACCTTCAGACGCTTCCCGAGAGACAAGCTTGTCAGACTCGTCATCGGCAGAAGTCGGCCATAGCGCTCGCCGGCTTTCCGAATCTTTTTATCGCGTTTCCCGCTCATCCTACCCCTCCATCTGCCAGTCGGCCGGGATTTTGTATCTGCACCACTGGCCGTCTCTCCGGAAATATTCCTTGCCGTTGATCCATTCAATCCGATAACCCGTTCCGTGATAAGCCTGGCGTGCCTTTTCCTGCCAGACCTCGGTCATGTATTCCTCCCGGACCAGATCCGACAGCGAGTATGGCAGCGCCGGATGAATGCCGAGGGGATACAGGATCGTTGGGATACATAGGACGATCAGGGCCGCGAGCAGAATTCTCATTGAAAAACCCCCGTCATCCACGCGTGCAGATAGCCGCCGCCGAAATAAAGCACAGCCAGAATCATGACCGCGTAACAGAATTTAGTCAGCCAGTCATCAGCTTCTCTGAGGTTCTCATCCCAGGACTCGTTCTCGATGTAGCCTTGAAATCGTTTAATCATGATCGACACCCATATTTATAACCGAGATTCCGCTTGCGCCGAGGCTCCCGGCGGGCCCCTGTAAGGAGGAGTCTATGAAGGGGAGTTTAACGGCATCCCCGGGCCGACCTTATTGTCCCTGTCCATAGAGAACCAACTGGCCCCCGCCGCGTTTCCGGCGTAATATTCGGGCCTGGCGCGCCTCTTCCTTCTTCCGTGCCAGCTCCATAAGCTCCAACGGAAACCGTATGGAGCCGGGGTCGTCGAAAGGACCACAAGCACGGGGAGGCCTGTTGATACTGGTCGGAAAGTTATAACGAAATGCGAAAACAGAATTGATGGTGCCTCCGGCTCTGTTGGATTCTGTCCAACTGTAAAGATCACAAACTCGCAAATCTGTGTGCCATACTTGCCGCCCAGCAATGGTCACAACCGGGACTGCCAGGTCATAACCTATTCCAGGTTCTCTTTGATCTCGTCCAGGTTCTCTTTGATCTCGTCAATGTCTGCTTGCAATACAAACACTGCATCCTCGTCCCACAAATGGAACATCAAAGACGCGATGTGATGCAATGCTCGGTTCGCGTAATACACACTTGCCTCTTTCATAATACCCCCCTCCACCACATGCTAAGAACCACCGTAATCTTATCCTGCACAATCTCTATTGTTCCCATCTTTTCTTTCCCCCTTTTTTTCAAGCAAAGTATTATGATTTCCCTCTGTTACTGGTAGACCAATTGATTCAGGATCAACACAAACAGGAGGGAAAAGGACATCGAGCAGATCCGGGGCAGATCGCGCCCCATTGACGAGATTGAAAAGTTCACCCATCAGAGCCGCAGCCGCCGGCCGGAGAATCTCCGTCACCTGGTTCATCAGCCGCTCGTTACAGGTTGCATCGAGCATGATCTGGCTAATCATCGGTCGGCTGACCGGAGGCTCCATGCGGCCAGCCAGGTTCTGATAGCTCGATCGGGCATAACCGATCAAAGCACCGGCCAGTTTTTTGTTGACAGCTCGTTTCGATTTCTTCATAATGTCTTACCTTTGGTTAGTATTTAGATTGTCTTACAAGTAGTCATAAAGGAAAGCAGTGCTTGTGTCAAGGAAAAAATACCCGAAAACTGAAATAAATTTAAAAGTTATTTGACCCCTTTGTAGCCTGCCGATTTTACAGAATAAACAGAGCATGAAAATGACTACGTGGTCACGCCTTCTGTATCCGGCACACCTTGAACAGTAGATGAGCACTTCGGTTTCAGCGTAATGCCTTCCAGCACTTTCTTCCTCAGCCTGTATGTGTTCGCGTGTTTGCAGTGCGCAACCCAACTCTGGACAGCTACAATGACTCTGTCCGGGGTTATCTTCCCTCCCCGGTAAAGTTTCTGTAGTGTCCGGATCTTCCGCTTTGCACGTTTTGCATTGGATGCCCTCAATAGTCGATGTGTCGCCCAGGTATGATACCCGAGAAAATCTATACCCCTGCTTTCGACGGGGAATATCTGTGTTTTCCTGTTCAACTGCAGCCTTAAACTATGTTGTAAATAGTCCGCGATATCATTTATGACGTGATGCAGGTGCGTTTTGTCCGGCGCCAGGATAATGAAGTCGTCCATGTAGCGAATATAAAACCGTTCGCGAAGCGTGTACTTGACAAGCTCATCCAGCTCGTGGAGGTAGACGTTGGCAAAGAGCTGGCTTGTCAGGTTGCCGATCGGGACACCAGTATCAGAGCCGGTCGAATCAATAATAACGTCGCAAAGCCATAGCGTTTCCGGACAGGCGATGCGCTTTCGTAATAATCGCTTGAGGGTGTCGTGATCGATCGAGGGAAAGTATTTTGATATGTCGGCTTTCAGGCAGTAGACGCGGCCCCAGTTGCGTTTGCAGCGTCTCAAAAGTGCGGTCAGTTTGTCTGCCGCGGCATGTGTTCCCTTGCCCGGGCGGCACGCATAGGAATCTGCGATAAAGCGGGACTCCCATATAGGCTCAACAATATTACAAAGCGCGTGATGGAGAACCCGATCCCTGAATGGCGCGGCGGTTATCAGCCTCTTCTTGGGCTCATAAATATAGAAGGTGTTGCATCGGCCAGGCGTGAATGTCTTCCAGATCAGCTCGTTCTGGATCTGGATCAGGTTCTCTTCCAGGTGGCAGCTGAAGGCGAGGACGTTCTCTTTGTATCGTTTCCCCTTCCGGGCCTTCTGGTATGCCAGAAACAGGTTGCCGAAGTTGTATATCCGGGGATAAAGCCCACCGTATGTTTTCGCCATATATGATCTCACAAGAGTGTGGCCTGCGATAGCTTTCGTTTCCTACTTGCCATCGCGGGCCTGTTTATATATTTTGCCTTGCGGCACGGACTGAGAGCCTGACTTTGAAAAGTCACTGCCGGAGAAACCGTAATTTCTTCGATCTATAATATTATCACTGTCACAGGCGAAGCGGCACCCGTTGTTCGTGTTCACGTTCCACGGATAGTTGTTCACGTTCACACACCGGGAACCGGCGTTCACGCCGTTGTTCCAGTTGCCGCCTGCAGCGCCCTCAACCCAGAGACTTCATCCAGCCGCCCAGAAGGCGGCCTATTTCGTTGATCCGTTTGCTTGTCTCCGCATAACTATTATGAGACAGATATTTCCTGTCATGGGAAAACCTGATCAGCATCCTCAATTCTTCGATTGACACATCGATATCGTACAGCAGTGGCCGCTTGCTCCGGCTTTTATTCGCCCGGATAATGCGCCGCGCTATATCGATAATGCAGTTTTTGACCTGTGTACAAAGAACAAACTTTTCATATTTCGGGAACCTGTCTATGATTGGAAACAAATAAATCATGAGATCATATACCTTCTGATAGATTACAAGATTTTCCATTAAAACAGATTCCCAGATATCAGATTACAGAGAGTCACAGGCGAAGCGGCACCCGTGGTTCGTGCTCACGCGCCACGGATAGTTGTTCACGCCCACACACCGGGAACCGGCGTTCACGCCGTTGGGCCAGATGCCGCCTGCAAGGACGGCATGCAGTGAGGTAGCACCGTACATATACAGCTGCCCGACACCCTGGCCCGTCATGGAGTCCTGCCAGCCACCAGTTACCTGACTGGGATCGAGCATAAATTCATCCAGCCACTCCAGGACATTTCCCACGCAATCACAGAGATTGTATGCGCTGACAGCGTTGACGACGGTGCCGGCGGGATTGCGACCGGCATTACTCGTATATGACCAGGCATTGACATTGTCTCCGTCGTTTCCCTGGGGACTTCCTTCTGCACCCTGGAGCCATTCGGACAGTGACATCATGCGTTTGCCTGTCCGCTTCGCCAGCTCGTTAAAATGGTACCAGTTGAGTGATTCCGTTCCGGTGAGGGGATTGGCATTATAGATTGACTTCGTCGTGCCGGTGAGTAATTTCCCCGTTGACAGTGTTATCGCGTCATCGACGGATGCCAGATATATATCCACCCAGATTCCGCCAACCTTCGCCATGCCTTCCGGTGCGCAGGTCGGACGGTTTTTGAGATCCCAGACGGAGTTTGAGAGGATCGCCGACGATACATCATCCTCCCAGCCAGCGCCGTAAGCGCCATTTGTCACATCAAGTGGTATCCAGTTTGCATTCACAAGGCGGACGCGGCCATAGTGGAACCCGCCGATCTTGCGCGATGTGTTGGCATCGTAGCCCGCGGGATAGGTTGTAGCCGCCGAGAGCAGGCCGACCAGCGAGCCGCCATCGTCGCAGAGGTAGACATAATAATCGGTGCCGTGGGCCTTCGCCCCCGTGTCGAGATCGGCATCAAGGTCGAGGTCAAAGTCGGTATCCAGCACCCACCATTTGCTGTTGAGGTTGAGCCCCATGACGTTGGAGCCCGTTACCGTGACCACCGTCGCGGACTTGTATTCCACGAGGGTGTTTTTTGGATTGAGGTTCATGTTCGCCAGGATCGCGGCGAGGTCTGAGTTCTGTGATGCTATTTGTGTGACCAGTCGATTTGTCATTATATCGTACCTCCATTCGCCTTGATTATCTTCGCCAGTTCCGTGCGGTCAGCGAAGCCCTTCTGCTTCCAGAGCGGTGACGGATTCGGCTTTAGCTCCTGTTTCCAGTCGGACATCGGGTCCCTGGGATCGATCAGCTCTGTAGTCGTCATAATGAGCGTGTCGTCGTCAGCATAGAGCCCTTCCAGGTCGCCCAGGGCACGCGCCTTGTGCTCCGGGATTGCCAGCAGGTTGATGTAGTCCTGCTTCGTCGGTATGTATTTCGGGTAGCCTCTCATGATCGCCTCCTATGCGCTGTATTGGACGACGTACCGGATTATCTTGGTCGCGCCCAGTCTGTTTTTGATTGCGATTCCCGCACCGGCGTCATAGACGCAGAGGAATCCGTCCGTGTCTGTATTGATAGCGTTGGCTGAATTGCTTATTATCGTAACAACGCCCGCCGCCGTGAATCGGAAGTTGATATATTCCTCGTTGTCCCCGGCCATCGCCCAGCCGCGTCCGGTTTTGCCTGTGTCAAGGGTGACGGAGCCTTCATCGGCGACGGAAGACGAAGCGAATGTGTGCTTGCCATCTGCATCATGCTCTGCCAGCATATTCGCGTGGATTGCCTTCGCTGGCCGGTTCGCTACGTCTGCAAGGCTGCCGTGGTTTTCTCCAACTACTTTCTCGTCATAATTAATCCAGTCTGGTGTGGCCATTTTAATCCCCTCCTATTATACCGCGGCGTATGTATGCACCCAGGTGATCCGCAGCGCATCGTTGGCCAGTTTATTTACCGCCGCGAATACGATCCGCGTCAACAAGGTTCCGTTGGCGGCTGCGTTGAGTATCCCAGCCTCTGTGATCACGCCAGTGCCATCTCCCGCTGCCCAGTCTGCTATGTACGTCACTGTTTTAGTGGCCTGCGTTTTCGATGTCAGGGCATTGCGATCGAGTTCCGTCACCAGCGCAGTATTGCCAACAGCAGCCGCCGTTGTCCCGGTGCCGATGGCGACATGTGACATGACATCCTCACCCTGATCAGACATCTGGTCAGCAATATGATTGAGTCCAGCTGTAACAATTAGATTCTTTATCTCTCGCAGATCCTTCAGCCCGCCATCGGGACCGAATAACTCGATTTTTACCTTACCAGTGATCTTTATCGTTTCTTTTATCATTTTAATGCTCCTTTCATTACCGTTATAGTCTTTTTCAAAGCACAGTGTAATCTTCGCCACACGCGAAAGATCCATTGTAATAATGTATTCCGTCATATCTGAAATCGTTTAAGATTGCCTGCTCGGAAATCGCGAGACTTTCCGGAGCGGTTTTCTGAATGTATTTTGTTATCACTTCGGAAATCGAGGCTCCTTCAGAAACCGCCTTTGTTATTTCTTTCGCGATGACCTCGCTAACCGCAACGCTCTCCGCCAGGTTTTTTGTAACGCCCTTTGCAATAACCTCCGTGATATTGATGATCTCCTCTATTGTACCTTTCTCGATGTATTTCGATATAGTCTCGGCAATCGAAACACCGTCTGTCAGGCTTTTCGTGACGCTCTTTGCAATGGTCTCCGTGACGGCCAGCTGCTCTGCCACGTTTTTTGTGACGCTCTTTGCGATAACCTCCGTGATATTGACAATCTCCGCCACAGACTCGCTGAGCGAATGATAAGACACGCCCTTGTCGATAAGCTCAAAGTTTATCGTTTTGTCATTGATGGCCGTTACCTTTGTCAGCACCTGGACTATCCGATCCGCGAAGGGGAGCTGCGCTGTATCGTAGAGCGTGGAATGATTCAGCAGAACAAAATCGCCCTTCTCAAAATGCAGGTTTCGCAGTGTGACCTCATCGAACCGGATCATCCATATCGGGTCCTTCAGGCGGTTGATGATTATCGCCTGCACCGCCGCGATCGTGGTCGCGTCACGGCACCACTTAAAATCAAAGGTCTTGATCTTGTCGCCGTGGACGTTCCGGCTTAGCTGATCCGCGGTAGAACTGCCGTCATCACCCTCCTCGTATTTGAATAATCTATAATTCCAGGCATATTGAACTTCCGCAATATTACACAGGTTTTTTTCATCGCGTGTGGCGGACAGTTTCTTTATGTTTCGCTCCAGGAGCTCGCCCTTCCAGGCATACACCTGGTCGGTCGTGTTCATCTGGATGACAATATTGTCCTGGTGATTCTTCCACCATTCGCCGTGAAATGAATAGAGGATCTCCGACAGCGTGGTCCCGATAGAGCTGTCTCCGGTGATCAGGCCCGCGGCCTTGTAATCTGTGCAGACGTCTTTCGCTTTTTGCAGGGCGAAGGCATCGAAATCCGCAGAGGCTCCGCCAGCGAGGTTGACGACAAAATCTTCCAGGATTGTAACTGGGTTTTCTATCAGCGCGGCGCCATCGTTCTTGCCTTTACAGCGAATTGATATCAGTTCATTTAACGCTTGATCATCAGTAAAATTGATTATGGCAACATGCGCCCCATTTTCATCCGTGTGGTCATCGACAATGGTGTATCCTGCGGAATCAATCGCCACGTTAGCGTAATTATAAACCGTAAAGTCGTTGCCGTTTCCGGCGCTCAGGATGGTATGATCCGCGATAAGGTAATAGAAGTTGACCGTGTCGATGCAGGGGCAGTTCCACAGGCCATAGTTGCCGCCCTTTATATCGCCATACACGGCGGGGAGGTAATCGGTCGGCATGCGCGGGTTTGCGTATCGCCACGCCCGGCCCAGGCTGTATGTGTCTTGGAGATTGGTGCTCATTATTACACCGCCCTGATCTTGAGGGTAAGTTTCTCGTCGGTCAAAGTAAAACGCGACACTATGCCGGTAAGCTGCTCCAGGAACTCATCCCTCGATATGTCTCCGGTTCCGACAAGCAGTTCTATCACTGCGGAGATCATGTTCTCCCTGCCCAGGAGCTTCGAGAAGTATCTGTCGGCATTATTCAACACGATTTGCATGGTCGAGATCTCCTGCGTTTTCTGGCTCAGAGTCAGGTCGCCGGAATCAGGAGTGAGTGTCTCGCGCAGGCGGCCCCAGCTCAGTACCCTGCCTCCATAATCCAGGACGTTCTCCATGTTGCTGCCGAAGGTTATATCGCCGTTGTATGTGTATGTGCCGTCATATAGCACGGCATCCGTGTCGAGGCGGACATTGTCCGGCGGCATACGGTCGGAGAATATCCTCAAGCCAGCCGAATTGGTTATTCGACAGATTGTCAGCTCCGGATTCCCGGCGTCCTGACTTTTGGAAAAGGCCAGTGATTTCTTATACATTCGATTTCACCGCCTCTGACAGATCTACCGCGATCGTGAATTGATCAAGAAACATTGCCTCTCGGCTTAAAATCTTGTCAATGTTGACAAGGTAAAAGTTGTTCGCGTCTCCGGCGCCTTCTGGAAAGAACCAGGCCGGCTTAACCATCCGCGTCGCCTCGTTTTTGATTGCTCTGAGCATGGAGAGGAGCGAGTCGATATCCGTCTCCGGGATCCGATCGAAGGTAATCTGGAAACTCTCCTGCAGGTAGTCCAGCGATTTCTTCCCAACTCCGGCCCTGCTTTTTGCCGCCGTCTCAAAGACGGAGGTTGATTGATCCCACCCATAGCTGTAGTTATTGCCGGGTTCCAAATAATCGCCGAGATACAACTCGCCGATTTCGATATAGCCGTCGGTGTTCAGCTGGTCTGATATCTGTAGCCGCCAGTACCGGTATGTCTGGTCGAGGTAATAACCGATCTTTTTCGAGTTCCATGCTATCACCTGCGAATATGCCGGCGCGCCCCATGCGTCGCTCGTATTGCCCATAAGCGTGATCACAGCCGTGGATGACAGGTTATGGTCTAAGATCGCCAGGGCTTTGATGTTCTTTGCCTCGGAAAAAGTCAGTGTGATCGCGTTTGGATCATCGAGGGTTCTGGAGCGACAGACAAAATCGCGGTCGAGATCGAAGAGCTTTTGCTTGCCGTAATTATTCTTGCAAATAAATGACCACTTATCGCCCAGCTCAAAATCGTCTCCAGTGCCGGATGCAAATTGTATTGTCACTCCGTTGGACATCTCATAAGCGCTTGTTTGGGTGGCCACGCCGGTCTCGGTCCAGGTCTGGCCATCGTCGTCCGACCATTTGAAGGTGGCCTGGGTGACTTCCTGCCCGCCGCCTACACCGTCAATCTCTACGACATAGCCCAGGTCTTCGCTGGCCGAATAGAGGCCGCCGTTCTGGACCGAGGCGGACCCGAGCTGCTCGGTATAAATGCCACCGATCACGCCATAGAATGACGATGATACGGCTATCTGAGAAGCCGCCGTTATTTCATTCTGATATAAAAATCTGCAGTTGCCCATTAGTGTCTCAACTCCTCAAGATTACGCAGCTCGATCCGGACCTCGCGGGTCAGTTTCTCGATGAACTGGTCGTCGAAGACGTGGTTGTCGCCCTCGATCGATACCAGCGGGCCGTTGAGATGTATTGTTGTGCCGCCACCAGGGCCGCCGCCTCGCATTTCCACTGGAATACTCCTGCCTCCGGAAAGCGGGACCACAGCCTCATCACCATGCAGCGTTTCTCGATGTCCGGATGCAGGGCCGCGAGCGATACCACCATATTTCCAGAAACCACCATCATCGCCATCGTCACCGCCCCATCCGCCGGTGCTGCCAAGTCCTTCGCCAAGACCTCCAAATCCTCCAAACCCGCCACTGCTCAATCCATCGCCGCCACCACCCCAGTTGGGATCACTATAAGCACCACTTTCAAAACCGGGGCTTGTTTCCATTCCAAAACCTGCAAAGCCGGGACCGTACGTAGCCGCCGAAGCGTAACCCAATCCGGGAGATACACTTCCGGGATCTACTCCATAATATCCTCCAATAGCTTGCTGCATAGGTGAATACAATCCCGGATAACTATGTATCGAAAGGCCGGTCGCTATAGAAGCCATAGCCGCTGCATGCGCATTTCTTCTGGAACTATATACATCTTCATACGCATCAAGCATCGGTTCATTCTGCCGCATATCGATAGCATCCCCAAAATAGTCCCCCAGATAGGCACCAAGCGTTTGCCCGACAATACCTGCTATCACACCGGGGACTCCTAACGTAGCCAGTCCGACATATCCCAGCAATGCTCCTATGTCATCCCAACCGAAATCACCCGGCATTCCTTCAATACCCGGCATATTTGCCACACCAAGAATTTCTCTTCCTACAGCGGGTACTCCACCAGTTAATATAGAAGTACCCAGTACCTCTGGACTCATCATAACCTCTGCAAACTTAGAACCACTGATCAATCCACTGAGATTTAAGCCTAATCCAGCTCCTCCGATAATTGAATAGGTCTGAGCTGTCCCTTTAGCCAGCGCCTCCATAACAGCCGTATCTTGGACACCGGTACTCGCTCGCATTGCTTCCCCTAAACCACCAAAGTCACCACTATAACCGCCCTCTGCGACTCCAGCACGAATCTTCTCTCCCATCTCTGGAGTAAGGATCATCTCTCCGGGGCGAGTCCAGACTGGGATCGTATCTTGACCTTTTCCTTTTGGCACTTCCCAAATTCCCTTTGCAGCAAACAATCCGCCAACAATCTCGGTGACAAAACCAATGGCAGCCACAGCAGCCGCTTCTACCAACATCGCAGCGACTGTCCGTATAACAATATCCAGCATGTTATCCCAAAGGGATTCCCAGGAACTTGCCATCTCGTCCCAGTCACCCTTCATGCCGGCTACAAGAATGTCAGTCATGCTGGATTTCATTCCTGTCATGATCTGAGTCCATCCATCGTACATCGTCTGTGAGGTATTCATGTTATCTCTGGAGAAGTCACTCCACGCCACCTTCATAGTGTCGAGGACACCCCCATGCTTACGAGCCTCCTCATCCCAAAGCTTTGCTTTTTCGCCGGCGAGCCAGGTGTCGAGCAGATTTACGCCATCGGCGTAGGTTTCGTTTTGTCTGCCGAGAGACACGAGATGATTTTTATATTCGCTGTATTGCTTATCCAGGAGATTGCCCTTGTATTGATATTCGCTCAGGGCGTTCTTGTTCACGTCGTCCACCAGGCGCTCGTAGATCCGGGTGGATTCTTTGGCATAGTCCTCGTCGGCTTTGATTTTATCTTGCGATTGAGAATCAACCAGTTTCCCTATTTCCGCCGAGACCCACTTCTCCACCTGCACATGATCAGATCCGGCTCGCTCGTAAGCATTCCCCTGATCGCGGATCTTTCTCACGGCATAGTCGTAATCGCCCAGGGTGAGTTCCTGATATTTGTCCGAGAAGTCCTCGGTCGCCTTGATTTTATCTTGTGACCCTTTGTCGGCCAGGTCCTTAATTTCCGCAGCAACCCATTCTTCCACCTGCACATGATCAGATCCGGCTCGCTCGTAAGCATTCCCCTGATCGCGGATCTTTCTCACGGCATAGTCGTAATCGCCCAGGGTGAGTTCCTGATATTTCTTCGAGAAGTCCGCCGCGAGCTTTTCGCGTTCCTTCGCGGCCTTGACCGCCGCCTTTTGAGAGTCTTTGATTCGTTTTAACTCAGCGGCAGTTTCTTTATTTCGAATACGCCCCATATCTTGCGCATGAATTAGCCATATATCTTTAATTTTAGTTGCTGCAGTTTTTGTAACTCCT